AGTTGGCGGACCAGTTGGCGGACCAGTTGGCGGACCAGTTGGCGGACCACCCATCAGGTCATCCAATCCATTGGAACCTGGACCAAACCCTTCAAACACATTCGTATTTCTTGAAATTAATAATACTAAAACAACAACCATTAACAACATACATAAATCTTCGTTTTTCATTTATAATTTATACATATATAATTTTTTTATAAAAAAGATAAAAAAAGATAAAATTAGACTCAAATTGATACAGTTTATTTATAAAGTACAGTCTTCTAATTTCCAGTATTCAACGCCATTTGGAACCGGTCTCTCAATAATAAATGGAATTTTATGTTGATTTAATTCTTCCATTGCGATATCAAGGACATTATTATATACTTCGGGATTTTTGAGAAATGAAACACTTCCATTTGCCAATTGTTGAGCCCTTTCATGAACTATTTTTGTTTTTTCATATTTATTTAACTTGGGATTTGTAATATATGATTTTTTCAATGTATCATACGTTGCATAAAATGTTTCTAAATCAAGTGATTTTTTAACTTCGTATTGTTGAAAGTCTTCTTCTTCTTCGGATGAATTATATTCTGCCATTGTTTTATAAATATATATTATAATTATTCAAATTTTAAATAATTTAATTCGTCCAATTCTGTTTACAGTGTTTACAAATATACGAAAACTTCAGATTTTCGTAGTCATACTTAATATATAAAATTTCAGAGGGTATCTTTTCTTTATTGGATATACATTCATCATTCGGACATGACATGTTCTGATTACCATTAATGGTTGGGAGTGTTATATCGTATTCTAAATATTTATTTTGATTGATGATTTTGCTTTTATCTATTTTATAATCATTATTATAAATGCACGCTTCACCGGAGTGTTCTTTCTTGAATCCACACGCCTTACAACCAAGATATAATTTATCCGATCCATCGGATGTTTCCGAATCAACATAGTAGTCAAGTTTCATATCACACTGGTCGCAAAAATTTATTTCCATTTAACTTATTATTTATAATATTTAATTTATAAATAATATCAAATTTAAATTTCCAATAATTTACAAATATAATTTTTATAAAGATTATGTAATTTATGATAATCTAAAATAACATTAATCCGATATAATCCAACTTGAATGTTCTTTCTTTCTTTGTCTTTGTTTTCATTCAAAAATTGTAGGATAGATTCATTGTAGTTTTTTAATTCTTGATTCATATTTTTATGGAACATATGAAATGGTTCCATTGGCTGGATGATATTTTTAATCAAGAGTGTATTGATGCTTTCATATTTGATTACTTCATTATATAAATCGTTTTGTTTTGTTTTATTGTTTTCTTGACCCGGTTCGTGATGTAATGGGTTATTATCTAAGAGTGATTGTATTATTAGAAGTACTGTGGATATATCCATAATACTAGTCCATTTTGGACCGGACCATGTCCCCAAGATAGAAAGGCATACTTTACCCATCCCCCCCGTACCACTCGTTGCGTATATATTCGGGTGTATCCGTACACTATTCCTTGGAACATATGTTACATCTGGGGGTGCGTAAGGATAATTTTTAGGGAATTGAATATTAAAAAATAAAAACCCCCCTTCATACAATGAATCTTTTGGACCAACAATCATTGCTTTGGCCTCGAGTATATTCGCTTCATTAAAATCAATATAAATTCCAAGAGAATTTAAATTTTGTTTTTGTATTTCTTTCATATCTTTGTTTAAAATTCTTTTAATTGCATTTTTGTCCATGTTAATACTATGTATTCTTCAATATTTCTTAAATATTAAAGTTAAATTTGAAATATATATTATATAAAAAATAAAATATAGAAGAACTATTATGGTTTATTCGGAATTAGTAGGTTTTCTTAATAATCACCCCAAAACAGAAAATGGAAAACACACTCATATAATCTATGCCCCGAGTCCTGGGAAATCATATACTGTCCCAGATGATAAACTACCCGAATTTTATAAATTACTTTCTCACTCATTGTTTGTTGAAAATGATAAACTCTCAATTGTTGAAAAAATACAGGATCAATGCAGACTTGTAATTGATCTTGATTTCAAATACAAAGATAAATTACAAGAACGTCAATACAACGATGTTATCTTGAATAAAATTATTAAGAACTTCTTTTCTAATATTGAAACACTTTATGAATTATCAGAAGAGCAAAAAGTATGTTGGGTTATGGAAAAAGATAACATTTGCAGTGCTCCACAACAGGGATATAAATCTAAAGATGGAATTCATTTCTTATTCCCTTATATCGTAGCTGGGAAAAAGACGTATCGTAAACTACGGGAATTACTAATTGAATGTAGTTATCGTGAGATCTTTGAACAGGAAGGAAAAATCCCTCCATCGAATACAATGGGTGAAATTGTAGATGAGGCCATCTACAAAGGTGGTAATTGGTTTATTTATGGTTCTGGAAAACCGAACGAAGAGATGCGGTATAAATTAACAGGTATTAAAAAATTATCCAATGATTCACTAATTGACCTTCCAATTGAGATGTATCTAGAGGATCCATTGGAGATTATTAAGAATAATAGTGTTGTAAATCACGCGGATATTAATGTCGTATATAAGGACGAACTTAAGAACCAACTTAAACCGAAAACATTAAAACATAGCAGCTCAATGGAGAGCATTGAGTCCATTGAGATTCATCCGGCTGTTTTGACCGCTACCCAGAACCACGATTTAAAAATTGCGAAGGAACTAACCATGATTTTATCCCCTGCACGGGCCAGTAATTATAATGATTGGTTGGATGTGGGGTATTGTTTGAATGGTATATCACGGGACCTACTACCAATCTGGATTGCGTTTAGTAAGAAATGGAGTATGTATAACGATTCAAGTGAATGTAACAAACAATGGGACTGGTTTCAGAGGAACAATAATAAGCACATTACAATTGCATCTCTACATTTCTGGGCAAAACAAGATAACCCAAATGGATATAAAAATATTCTCCGAGATTCCCTTGAAAACATGGTGGCCATTAGTATTCGTGGAGATAAAGCAACCGGACCCCACGCGGATGTAGCGAATGTTATCTTTCATTATTTCAAGGATTGCTTTGTCTGTTCAAATATTAGGGATAATATGTGGTATTTCTTCAATGAGTGGATTGGTGGCCGATGGGAATTGACAGAACAAGGTCACAAACTACGTTCTCGTCTTTCAAATGAAATTGTAGATTTGTACATCTATTATCAAAAGAAGTATCAGGAGAAAGCAAAAGAATACGAAGAAGAATCAGACTTCCGCACGATGTATGATAACCGTGTCGCTAATTGTGGTAAGGTTATCATTAAGCTAAAAGATTCTGGATACAAGGATAAAATTATGAAGGAATGCAAAGAATATTTCTATGATAATAAGTTTATTGACAAACTGGACGATCAAAAAAATCTAATTGGTTTTGAAAATGGAATTTATGACTTAAATAAAGGAATATTCCGTGGCGGGCTACCATCGGATTACATTAGTTTATCAACGCAGCTATCTCTCCCTATACCGAAAACAATGCTACCATTGGGGATAGATGATATATTGGAAGTTGTCAAAGAAGTAGAATGTTACAATGAATTAAATGACGGATTAAATGACTTTTTAGAAAAGGTATTCCCTAATCCCGATGTAAGGGAGTATACCATCCGTTTTCTATCCAGTTGTTTATCGGGTGAGGTCCGAGAGGAAAAATTCTACTTCTGGGTCGGTTCTGGCGGTAATGGTAAATCAAAGTTAGTTGATTTGATTGAAATGGCTCTAGGCGATTACAGTCGTTCAATGGATGTTGGATATTTAACAACTAAAAAAGGAAGTTCATCTTCTGCATCACCTGAATTAGAAAGTATCAAGCATGCCCGATTTGTGTGGATGTCAGAACCCGAAAGGTGTGATACGATTTATGTGGGTAAGTTAAAACTAATGTCGGGTGGTGATAAAATGACCACCCGGGGTTTATATAAAGAGACATCTCAATTCAAACCCCAATTCAAAATTATTCTTATGTGTAATGAGCTTCCGAAACTAGGTGGTAATGATGGGGGTATTTGGCGTCGTATTGAAGTCGTAGAATATATCTCAAAGTTTACAGATGATCCACGTCCTTCTCCCGCGAATCCACATCAGTATATCGCGGATGAACAGTTAACAAAGAAACTAGAATTATGGAATGTCTTATTCGTTGTAAAACTATTGGATAAATATAGAATCTATAACAAAGAAGGTACCAAGCCTCCAAAGGAAGTAAAGGATAAAACCAAATCATATAAAACATGTAATGATGTTATTGCCAACTGGGTTGACGCTGATCTAGTTGAGTGCGAAGGCTTCAATACATTTGATGAATTATACGATGCGTGGGAAAGGTGGTGTGACGACGAAGGCTATCCTCCAAAACAGAGACCCGAGAAGAAGGAGGTCAAAGAAGCATTGATTAAACAACAGGAGAAAAATGAATATGGATGTGTATTCGGGGTGAAAGTATCGGATGGATGTGCAAACGGTACGAAGCGTGCCCCCAAGTTCAATTTCAAACCGATTGACGATTAAACGGAATTATTAAAATTGATTTAAAAAAATGAAACTTATTTAAATAAAATGTATCGGTGTAATAAACAAGATGGACGTACTCGGGTGAACTTTGTTTCAGACGCCAAGAAAACGAGAAAGACACACGTACAACATAAGAAAAAAAAGATGACCGGATTAGACAAGCTTTACGGGCTTCAAACTGAATTTTTTAAGGACGGTATGAGTATCTCTACATATAAAGACCATGTACAAACCGGTATTAATAGATCCGGTTATTATTATAAGAACCTTTCAAGTGATGATTTTGAGAAACTAACAAAAAGGTATTCGGGTATGGGTCAACAAAAGGAGAATAATCTAAATATAATCCTTTCTGAAAGAGTTAGGAAAAAACGTGAGAAGAAACTATTTGTTGGAAAAAAAAGAGATATGATTGATACACAAAAAAGAGAATTGATCAAATGCCTTTTCAAGGAACTTTCAAGGACAACTGCAATTGGTGTTTCTAAAGAGGTTCTAAACCGTTCCACTTCCCCGGGGGATTGGTGCGAAACAAAGAAACTATTATTCCACGGTGGTAGGTATTTTGAAAGTCAAGATCAAGGTTGGGTGAAGATCTATCAAAAGATAGTATCTAGTTCACGGTCCCATCTATTCGGTATCAATTCAAGGGATGATTTTTATCGGTATGTAAGTGGTCACTGTGCATAAAACTTTTCGGTCATTTTATAGCCTTGGTTTAATAGTTTCATATTTTGATCTTTCGTTTTATCAAATTTAGTACCCGGACCTTCTACGATAATTAATATGGTATTTTTACCCTTTTTAGTACAATCGTCATATGGAGACCATGGTACCATTTGTAATCGTGTGAGATAGGATAATATATCTGTTATTTCTTCAGTTTCTTCCTTTGCTTTGATGTGAATACCTATATAATTATTTGATTTTATTTTTTTGTTATATTCTATCGGAAAATTACCACATAACCCACCATCCACATATAAACAATTATTGTATTTGATTGGTTTGAAGAGTAGTGGAATACATGTAGTCATTTTGACGGCATATATCAATGGTAATTCTGGATGTGAGATATGGTTCATATATTCAATTTTATATTTGGTGATATTGGTTGTTTTAAAAACTAAATTTATATTTGTATGTTTGTAGAACTCTTCAAGAGTAACCATGCGTGGTATGTTTTTCTGTTTTAAAATAACAGAAATCAGGCGATCAAAGAAATTATTATCATATAGTCCGAAATTGACAAATATATTATTTAAATCAAAGGCCCTATCACCGAGTATTAATTTGTTATCAACCTCAATAGATATTTTAATCGTTGCATCTAAAGAATAACCTAAAAGCAAGGGTATGATATAGAGGGATGAACCAGACACACAGACAATGTTTTTTACACTTTTAAAACCGGGACTGATGGTATTATTTTCTAATAAATACTTGAATGATCCAAGAAAAGCAATACAATTAACCCCACCACCAGATAAAAATAATGTATCGGGTTTCATAATATTAATAAAATTTTTTTTTTTTTTATTCCATACTTATTATGAGTTCTTTAGATATCAATTCACTTTATGAAACTATGTATTCACGAAATATAAAAAGATATGAAAAGTTTGATGACATTTTAAAAAAACTACACAACCGCGTAACGTACAATGCTAAAAATGAGAAAACATATTGTTTTTTTCAGATACCGGAATTTATTATCGGTGTTCCATTGTACAACATAGAAGATTTAAAAGAATATTTAATGAAATCATTGCAAAAAGACGGGTTTGAGTACATGTATCTAGAGCCAAACTGGTTATTTGTAAACTGGGAATTAAAAAAGTTTAAGAAAAATCAACCAAATAAAAAAATCAA